CGGAAGGGCGCAGTTTGGAACACAAATTGCATATCATACTGCTGGACTTTTACCAGAATGGGTAAGTTATGACAATAGAAAAGGCTGTGTTATGGAATCACAGTATCTTTTTGGAGAAAGTCCTTTTACTGGAAGCACAACAACTGGTTCTGCTGGCGTAAATAATGATTTGGCTAAAAAATCTACAGCCAATAGTGTTGTTAAAAAGTATTTAGGCAAATCTAATTTGACAGAAAATGAAATATTAACAACTAATACTATTAATCCACAAAAACATAAGGGAGTTATACAATCATCAGCACTTGTCTTAAAGGGCCCAAACTTTACAAGTACTGATCCAAATCCAACAAATTTTATTACGCTTATTACTAAAAGTTTTCAAGATAGATATAATTATTTTGGTACACGAATTAGAATTATTGGTGGATCTGTTGGAGAAATTCAAGACGAAAATAATGATTCGTATAAAACACTTATACCATTAGATGGATCAATATATTATCAAATACCAACAGATTCTCCAAACCAACCAATTAAACTATCTGGTAATTCTGGAGGGCTTGGTGTATTAGTTAATGCAGCAAATAACAACGGTTATTATTTTGAAATTATTTCTTTAGATGGCGGAACTGAAGAACAAGCAAATATTATATTTTATAAAATTAAAAAAGATTCAAGTTCTACTAAAGCAATACCAGAACTTTTGTGGAGTGGCAATGGAGATATTTTGTCTGACTCTGGAAACTTTGTTGGTGTTTCTAAAAAGTTTGAAGACAAATATACAACAGTTTATGATTTGGCAGTAGAGTATGTAGATAATGCTTTAGGTCAAAATAGCAGAAGGTTTTATTTGTATATAAACAATGTTTTAATTGCTACGGTTGATGACAAAGATCCACTTCCTAAAAGTTATAATACGGCACTATTTACTCGTGGTGGGTCAAAGTGTATGTTTGAACATCTACTTGCCATGGGACCAAACTATTCTACTAATGGAGCAACCACTATAACTGAGCCAATTAGCAAAGTATTTAGTGGTAACTCAATTAGCATTAAGGACTCATTAAGAAAATATGCACTAAGCGGTGTTTTGCAAGATACATATTTGTCTGGTGTTGGACCTGGAAATAACCCAAATTATAAAATTTTTTATGATGAGTTTGGAACTATTATGAGAGAGTGTGCATATTTAAATATTAGATTTGATAATGCCTATCCAGCATTATCCTCTCAGATACTAAAGCCACAAGATAGAGTAAAAGATTTTACTATTTCAAATTATCAATCAAGTGCTTATGGTGCAGAGTTTTTAATTTTTAATTCAACGGATTCTTTATTAGACCTAGGAACTACATCTTTTAACTTTTTAAACATTGTTGGTATTGCATTTACACAAGATAATACTAATACATTGACTGTTGATGATTATTTTAAAAAAACTTCAAGTTTTTCAGATCAAGAACTTAAAGGAAATGTTATTGTATATTCACCTGTTGTTGAAGAACAAAAATATAACACCATTAAAAATAGCAGAATTATTTATGGAAAAAATGAATTTTCTATTGAAAGTGATTATATTCAAACATCTGACGATGCTGAAAATTTAATGGGATGGATAATTAATAAATTAATGCAACCTAAAAAATCAGTAGGGATTGAAATGTTTGCAACTCCAATAGTTCAATTAGGAGATATTGTTACTATTGATTATAAAAACAATGACGGTGTTGATATGGTAGCAACAACAAATACAAGGTTTATAGTTTATAATATTGAATACAATAGAAATAATAGTGGACCATCTATGACAGTCTACTTGAGTGAGGTATAAAAATGGAATATTGGCAACAAGAAGATATTACAAGCGCTGCTGCAACACCACCAGTCCCAACCTTACAAACAGGACAGCAGACTTCTAATTTAGTAACAAAAGCCTCTGTTAAAATAGCAACGCCTCAATATGTTAATTTTGATGAAAACGTTATAAACGCTATAGGAGAGGGAGAACTTGTAAATTTATTTTTTGAACAAGTTGCTGGACACGAACTCTTAATATTAAGTAATAAAAATTTTGTTAATACTAAAAATATAGACTATCAGCCTATTGCAAATATATCAAACTTTAAAAACACTTATGATCCAAAAAAGATTATAGCCCTTCAGGATACTTCAGATGTGTATTTTTTCAATTTTGCCATTAATCTTCTCACTAGAATACCAGATGTTCCAACAGATTCTAGCACAAATGGTACAAATGTTTACATGGATTCAAGTGGAAATTTGGTTATAGAAACTAAAGATAATGAGCCTGATGAAAGAATTCAAATAGAAATTTTTTCAGGTGGTATAATATATAATGATACATTAGGGGTTGATGAGTCTTGATAACTAACACTGGTAAAGAAATTGTTGCAAAGTACCTTTTGGGCACTGCCCCAGCATTTGCATCCTATATGGCTTTTGGATCTGGACCACAACCACTAGGATCTGCAGACTCACATAGTTTTAATACATATGCACAAAAAGAACTTTTAGATTTTGAGATGTTTAGAGTTCCAATTTCTTCCAGGGGATATGTATATGAAGATGGAGTAAATAAACTAGTCTTTACAGCAGAACTTCCTAGCCAGGAAAGATATGAAATTACTGAAATTGGAATTTACTCTGCAGGAAGTAATCCTTCTGCTGCTGGATTTGATAGCAGGAACCTTGTTTTATTTTCACAAGAAGAGGCTTGGCAATCAGTAACTGCATCAACAGCAAGTATTCCAGTTGTAACAACACCACTTGATTCTGAAGATAACAATGTTATTGATGTTGCCTATGATGTTTTTCAAGCCAATGCTGATAATAGAATTTTCTATAGAAATAATAGAAATGATTATCATGAAAGATGCAGGTTTTTTAATAATGTTATTTTAGTTGCTGGTGATTTTTCTGATATTAAAAATGCAACATCCTCTACTGATCTTTCTGCAGTTCATCATATTTCAAAAACTGGAACATCAATTAACCTGTCTCAAAATTCTTTGTCTGACAAAATCAAAATTGCTTTTTCTGTTATAAATCAATCTGCAGCCCTAACACTTTCAACACCATACACTGGACCAGATAGTGTTAAAATTATTATTGATTTTATTAACACTTCAACAAAAAAAGCAAGATTAATTTTTAATGCAATTGATTCAGTAAGTGCAGAAATAGATTTTTCAAGCAATAGGTATTATACTATTGAAAAAAATATTTCAGATGTTGTACAAGAAGATGGTTTTTCTTGGGCAGATGTTACATCTTTAAAAATATATGCTTGTGCAGTTACAAGCAATGCTTTAGATGACAACTACTACATAGGTCTTGATGCCATAAGAATAGATAATACACAAACACAAAATCCACTATATGGATTAACAGCATATACAGTAGTAAAAAATGCTGACGAACAACCAATATTAAAAGCATCAAATACAAACAACTATGTAGAATATAGGATGTCTGTTGGTGTTCAATAATGGCAGATAAAAATATTAAAAAGTCTATTATTAAAAAACAAGATCTTCCGCCTTTTAGTGGGCAAACTGGAAAAACTAGATTAAGATATAGAATTATTTCTGAAGATAGAAACAGATCGTCGCACTGGTCAAAAATTCATGAAGTTGCAATGCCAGTAATTGCTTCACCATACTCATATACTTTAAGTATACAAAAGCAAGGAAACACTTCAATTCATGAAATAATCTTGCAGTGGGCTCCTCCAGGAGTAGAGTTGCAAGTAATGAGAAATTATGATATATTTTTAAAAACAAATACTGCGGTTGGAGAACCAGCAGTTTCAGCCTATTCATATAGCCAAACCCAACAAGGATTCTTTAGTGTTAGATTATTATTAGATCAAGACGACGTAGATGATTTTAATGTTATTGTTCAAGAAGCAACATATGATAGGATAATAAATACCAATCAGATTTTAGTTAAAACAACTAAACAAACTCTCTGATTAGAGATGTGCTATAATTAAATACTATGCCTGAGTTACCAATACCACAAAGAGGTCAGCCATTAGATGTTTCATACATCTCTAGCATTGTCACAACAGTCAATCAACTTTTAAGGCAGTCTTCTCCAACATCTTCAAATAATACTAAGATTGTAGGAACTACCACACCAAGAACAGAATATGCTGTTCCAACTCCAGGGGCCTCTATATATGGAGAAACTGTAAATGTTACAAATGCTGCAACAACAACCGCTGGTGGAGAGGTTCCATTTAAGGTTAATTTTAGTTTTAAATACCCACCAATTGTAGTTGCAACTCCATGGAACAAGGGTGGAACTGAAGCAGGAAAAAATGTTTCCATCTTTCTTACAAATGTTACAACGTCTGAGGCAAACTTGGTTGCAAAGTTTGCATCAAATGGTGTTGCAACAATGGATGTAAATGTTCTTGTAATTGGAATTCCTAATTAATGAAATGCATAAAATGCAAAGGAAAAGTTTTAGTAGATCGTCAATTTAGCACATCAGAGCATCTTGAGGTATACTGTATTATATGTGGTAAAAGAAAATTTTATCATCCGCCAGATAGTTCAAAAGAGGGATCATGGTTGCTTTCTCAGGAAAAGACAAGGGCAAAAACTACAATAGCGCCCCTGTAATTTCTGGTAGCAAAAAAATATGGTTTCTTAATGGAGATCTTGTTAGAATATATCATAGCAGTAGGGCAACAGGAACTATAACTTTATATAATATAAATAAAGATCAAAATGAAATTTGCTTTACTCATGAATTTAAAAAGAAAAGAGAAAGAGCATACACTGTCAATGAAACAGCGCAACTGTTAAATAGACATAGAAAATATATGCCATTACTTATGAAACGTGGAACTATACCATATCCTAAAGGTTGTAGTAAATATGGAAAAACTGGCTTTCAAATTAGATCTTATTATTCTGAAAGTCAGGTTAGAGAAATGAGAGATATTATTGCATCAATACATCAAGGGCAACCAAGAAAAGATGGATTGGTAACAAATAATAATACGCCTACAAAACAAGAGTTGACACGAAGAATGGGCGATGGTATACTTACTTATACGAAAACTGAAGATGGTAGATTTATTCCTGTTTGGAATGAAAGCATTAACTAGGCCTTTGGAGGACTAATGGAGCAAAACGAAGAGACTAAGGTATCTGTTACTTTAGGATATACATTAAATCTTGGCAATTTTCAATCGCTACGGCTTGATTTGGGAGTAGTAGATTCAAAGAGGCAGGGTGAAACAACAAACGATGCTATGGAGCGTGTCTATGGCTTTGTAGAGGCTAAATTGACTGAGAAGATCAATGAGGCTAAGGCAGAAATAGAAGAATAGTGGCAGACCGCAAAGACCGAATGGCTTTGCTAAGCAGATATTCTAAGTATCATACCGAAAGATATCAGGCAAAGTCTACTTTAAATTTAAATGTAGAACAGTGGGCCTCAGATGCATTAATTGAGTCCTATGGATTGCCAGGATGCTATGACTTACTTCAATATTATTTTAAAGTGGCACAAGATCCGTCTTGGAATTATTTTGCATATAATGCTGAAAAAATTTTAAAGGCTAAACTTGATAAAGAGCAAGATGATAAAGAGCGATTAGAGAGACGTAGGAAGGCAAGGGCGTGGCTAAGTGAATAACTCAGAAGCAAAAGTAATTAATGCTGTATTAAAAGATAAGCAGATACACGTTTTATTACAGGCTAATGTTGATGGCATTCTTAGAACGCACTCAGATATTTGGAATTTTATTAGAAACTATTTTGAGCACAATAGTTCTGTTCCACCAGCATCTCTTGTAGTTGAAAAGTTTAGAGACTTTGAGGTAATTGAAGATGTTGGAGCAACTAAGCACCATCTAGAAGAATTACAGCATGAATATTTAAACGATAGTCTTAAAGACATTTTACGTTCTGCAGCAGGAGATGTTCAAAATGACAAGGGTGCAGAAGCATTAAATAATTTAATTACAAAAACATCAGAGTTAAAAAAGAATACATCTGCCGTTCGAGATATTGATGTTATTGATCTAGATTCTGCAATTGCTTATTTTGATCATCTTAAAAAGATGGAAGCAGCGGGTAATGTAGGAATTAAAACTGGCTTACCAGGATTTGATAACTATTTACCATCTGGGATTACTGGTGGACAATTAGGAGTATTCCTTGCCTATCCAGGAATTGGTAAATCTTGGCTTGCACTTTATTTTGCGGTACAGGCTTGGAAGCAAGGCAAGACACCATTGATTATTAGTCTTGAGATGTCTGAGACCGAAGTTCGTAATCGTGTATTTACAATTATGGGTGATGGCCTTTGGTCACATAGAAAAATAAGTAAGGGTGATATTGAAATGGATACGCTAAAAGAATGGCACAAGCGTCATCTTGAAGGCAAGAATCCATTTCATATTATTTCTAACGATCAAGGTGGAGAAATTAGTCCATCAGTACTACGTGGCAAGATAGATCAATATAAGCCAGACTTTGTTATTGTGGATTATCTACAACTTATGACACCAAATCAAAAGTCGGATAATGAAACCGTGAGAATGAAAAATCTATCTCGTGAATTAAAACTTATGGCCATTTCTGAAGAGGTGCCAATTATTGCTATCTCTTCTGCGACACCAGATGATGTAAATGATCTTAGCAGTGTTCCTACACTTGGTCAAACAGCATGGTCTAGACAGATCGCATACGATGCTGACTGGGTAATGGCTTTAGGTAGAGCAACTAACTCAGACATTATTGAATGTGCCTTTAGAAAGAATCGTAATGGGTTTATGGGTGAGTTTTTGGTGCAGGTAGACTTTGATAAAGGCTATTATCGCTATAAAGACTATGAAGATAAGGCGTTATAATATAATGTGTCACTTCATCATAAACCGATCAAAAATTTCTATCTTGATGGCATAATCAAGGATGAGTCTCACATACCTAGACTTAAGGAAGAATATTTACGGCTTTTGGTCATACAAATGCGTGAAACTGGGTATGCCCCAAGAATTGACATTGAACCAGACTTTACGCTAAAATATGATAGTGACAAAAATTATTTTGAGTTTGCCCTTACGGCATATGGAATGTACATTGGAAGAAAGAAGATAGAGTGGATAATCGCGGTAGACGGGTACAGACCAATACATATACAGAAGACCAAATCAAAAGAGTCCTTATCGGCTCAGGGATAAGCATAGAATCAGAAGTCGGATCAGACTTTATTATATTTTGTCCATATCATAATAATACAAGAACACCAGCAGGAGAAGTGTCTAAAGAAAGTGGAATGTTCTTTTGTTTTAGTTGTCAGCAAACAGCAGAACTTCAAGAACTTATTATGAAGATGACTGATAGATCTTATTTTGAATCTATCAGATTTATCAAGAGTAAAGAAAAAGAAACTAACATTGAAGATCTTATTAATAAAAAGTTATATAAACCAAAAGAGTTTATTCAATATGATGAAGTGTTGATCAAAAGATTAAGCAATCAAACGCTAGAGTCTCCTAGAGCAATGCGATATTTTGAAGGTAGAAAAATAACAAAAAGGTCTATAGAGAAGTTTAGTCTTGGCTATTCTGAAAAACAAGATATGGTTACAATACCAGTTCAGTCACCAGACGGCATTACTATTGGATTTGTTGCTAGAACGATTGAAGGCAAAGAATTCAAAAATACTCCAGGTCTACCAAAAAGTAAAATACTTTTTAACCTACATAGAATTAAGACTTCTAGCAAAGTGTATGTTCTAGAGTCATCTTTTGATGCTATAAGAATTGATCAAGTTGGATTTCCAGCAGTAGCAACTCTTGGTGCAAATGTATCAAGTTCTCAGATTGAGTTATTAAAAAAATATTTTAGTGAGATATGTATAGTAGCAGATAACGATGATGCTGGAAATACTATGGCTAATAAACTTATTGAAAAAATAGGATCAAAAGCATATATTATGAAACTAGATAAGAAATATAAAGATATTGGTGATATGCTGGACAGTGATATAATAGAATTGTTGCAAAAATCAGACAACTTGGTTGATCAAATTTTTGGAACAAATAGATAGTTTGACAAACACAAACAAATAATATACAATAAACATATAACAAAGGAGAATAATATGAGCGTAGTAAAGGGACTAAAAAACATCAATGCCCTGCTCGACAAACCAAAATCAGATGGACCAAAGGTTCGTTGGCTAAAGTTAGCAGACGGACAATCAGCAAAGATTCGTTTTATTGAAGAACTTGACGAAGACTCTGCAAACTATAACGAAGGTCGTGGACTTGCACTAGTTGTCAAGGAACACACCAACCCAAAGGACTACAAGCGTAAGGCTGTAGACACAATGGACACAGAAGGCCGTGACTGGGCAGAAGAAATGCATCGCAAGGATCCAAAGGCAGGCTGGAGAGCACGTCTTCGCTTTTACTGCAATGTCCTTGTAGACGATGGCCTAGAGCCACCATATGTTGCTATCTGGTCAATGGGTATCAGCAAGCAATCATCATTTAATACAATCAAGGAATACGCAATGGAGACTGGAAGCATTTCAAATGTTGTCTGGAAGTTGAAGCGTAATGGTCAGGGAACTGAAACCAACTACACACTTATTCCATCTGCACCAGACAAGGAGCCATTTGATTGGACAGGCACAGAGCCATATCCACTAGAGTCTGCTCTTCGCAAGGTTCCTTATGCAGAACAAGAAGCGTTCTACCTTGGCTTTGACAGCCCATCCATTACCAGTACAAATACTGACTGGTAGTAGATGAATTACGTAGGCTTGCATGTCCACACCCATTTTAGTTTATTTGATGGGATTGCTACTCCAGAAGAATACGTTGACCGTGCAGTTGAGTTAGGGATGCCAGCAATAGCCATCACTGACCACGGTACTTTATCTGGGCATAGGGAACTGCACCGTATTGCAAAAGCAAAGGGCATTAAGCCAATTCTAGGTCTAGAAGGATACATGTGTGCAGACATATCTGATACACGAGATAAGTCTGAAAGAGAAGGTCAACAAGATCTTGTCTATAATCACATTATCCTTCTAGCCAAGAATCAAATTGGTTTAGAAAACCTAAACAAGATTAGTGAACTATCTTGGACAGATGGTTTCTTTAAGAAGCCACGATTTGATTTTACTATTTTAGAAAAGTATAAAGAAGGTATTATTGTTACCTCTGCTTGTCCAAGCAGTGTGCTTGTAAAAGCATTAGAAGAAGAAGAGTTTGCTCTTGCCAAAAAATATATATCTTGGTTTAAGGAACGCTTTGGAGATGACTATTACATTGAAGTTATGCCACACAACGAAGCACACATTAACAAATATCTTATTGCACTTGCAGATGAATTTAGTATTAAGGTTGTTGTAACACCAGACTGCCACCACGTAGATCCATCACAAAAAGAGGTTCAAGAGTTTAAGTTACTTATGAACACACACGGTAAGTTTGTAAAAGATGCAACATATGAAAAGTCAAAGAAGAAAGCCAATATGATGGAGCGCCTTGACTATCTTTATGGTGAAGACCGCCAGATAACATTTAATAAGTTTGATATTCACCTTCTTTCATATGAAGAGATTAAAGCAGCGATGGAATCGCAGGGGATAGATAGACCTGACATCTACTCAAACACACTTCTACTAGCAGAGACAGTAGGAGACTATGGCATTCAAGAAAGTCTAAACCTTCTTCCAGTACAGTATAAGAGTCCTGATAAGGAACTTGCAAAGGTTGCATTAGAAGGTTTGGCAGAGCGTGGTTTGTCTGAAAACCAAGAATACCTTGATAGACTTGAAGAAGAATTACAGATTATTAAGGATAAAAAGTTTGCTCCATACTTTCTTGTTGTAAGTAATATGATTAACTGGGCAAAGAAAGAAGAGATAATGGTTGGGCCAGGTCGTGGTTCTTCTGCTGGCTCTCTTGTTTGCTATGCACTAAAGATTACAGATATTGATCCTATTGAGCATAATCTTTTGTTCTTCCGTTTTATTAACCCAGAGCGTAACGATTTTCCAGATATCGATACAGACATTCAAGACACTCGTCGTGAAGAAGTAAAAGACTATCTAGTTAGACAGTATCGACATGTTGCATCTATTGCTACATTCCTTGAGTTCACTGGTAAAGGAATTGTCAGAGATGTTGCACGAGTGTTGAACATTCCGCTATCAGATGTTAATAAGGTTTTGAAGACTGTAGACTCCTGGGATGATTTCTGTAGTTCAAAATCAACAAGAGAGTTTCGTGAGAAGTATCCAGAAGTAGAAGTCTACGGAGAACAACTTCGTGGTCGCATTCGTGGTACAGGAATTCACGCAGCAGGTGTAGTAACAAGTAAGGAACCAATTTTTAGATACGCACCACTTGAAACAAGATCATCTACAGGATCTGATGAAAGAATTCCTGTCGTTGGGGTTGATATGGAAGAGGCTGAAAGAATTGGTTTGATTAAGATTGATGCATTGGGTCTTAAGACTTTATCTGTTCTTAAGGATACAATTAACATAATCAAAGAACGAGATGGCAAAAAGATTGATCTTCTTAAGATTAAGATGGACGATGCAAATGTATATCAGATGATATCAGATGGATATACAAAGGGAGTGTTCCAGTGCGAAGCAGCACCATACACAAACCTTCTTGTCAAGATGGGCGTTAAGAACCTCAACGAATTAGCAGCATCAAATGCTTTGGTACGTCCAGGTGCTGCCAACACAATTGGTAAAGATTATATTGACCGTAAGCACGGTCGTCAGAATATTAATTATCTTCACCAAATTCTAAAACCATTTACGGAGGATACTTATGGTTGCATTCTTTACCAGGAACAAGTTATGCAGGCATGCGTACACCTTGGCGGTATGTCCATGTCGGAAGCAGATAAAGTTAGAAAGATCATTGGAAAGAAAAAAGATGCTAAAGAGTTTAAGGAGTTCCAAGATCGTTTCGTTAGTGGTGCTAGTAAGTATATCTCCCCTAATGATGCTTTGGATCTTTGGCATGATTTTGAAGCGCATGCTGGGTATTCGTTCAACAAATCGCATGCCGTTGCTTACAGTACTCTCTCGTATTGGACAGCGTGGCTCAAATACTACTACCCGCTAGAGTTTATGTTTGCACTATTAAAAAATGAAAAGGATAAAGATGCGAGAACTGAATATCTTATTGAAGCAAAAAGAATGGGCATTAGCGTTAAGTTACCTCACATTAACGATTCGGATATCGATTTTAAAATTGAGGGTAAGGGCATTAGGTTTGGGCTCACTGCTATCAAGTACATATCTGATAAAATTGCAGAAAGATATATTTCAGCACGACCTTTTAGTTCGTATAAAGAACTTGAACAGTTCACATTCACCAAGGGAAACGGAGTAAATAGTCGTGCCCTACAAGCACTAAGAGTAATTGGTGCTGCAACATTTAATGACAATCCTAGAAATGATAAAGAGATTAAAGAGAACTTGTATGAATACTTAAACCTTCCAGAGTTTAATATTACAATACCTTCTCACTATTATGCATTTATTCAGGATATTGTTGACTTTGAAGAAAAGGGATCATACATTTTTATGGGTATGGTAAAATCAATTAAAAGAGGAACAGGATGGTCACGAGTTGAAATTTTGGACAAAACTGGGTCTGTGGGTATATTTGATGATGAAAATACGACTATTGAGACTGGTCGTTCTTACTTGGTTCTTTGTAATGATAATAGGATTGTATCTTTCATACCTTCTGAAGAAATAAAAGAATCATCTCACGCACTTGTTAAGTTTCTTGGATACAAACAATTACCATACAAGGACGATGAAATGTTTGTAATATCTCTTAAGCCAAGAACTACAAAGACAGGTAAAAAGATGGCTTCTCTAACACTTGCAGATACATCTAGAGATCTTCATTCTGTCACAGTGTTTCCTACGGCATTTGCAAAAGCCTATATGAATCTAGAAGAAGGAAAGGCCTACAAGTTTAGTTTTGGTAAAACAAAAGATGGAACGGTTATATTGGAGGATGTAGTAAATGTTTGATGATTTAGCATATGAGTTACATAAAACAGCACAAGCAAAAAGATTTTGGCCAGAAAAGGCTGATGATATTTTTATTGCTAAGCAGTGTATGATGATTGTTTCTGAGGTAACTGAGGTTATGGAAGCAGTTCGTAAAAGCAAAGGCGAAGAAGAAATAACAAAAGAGATTGCAGACATTCTTATTAGAACTCTAGATCTTTATGCTGGTATGAGAAAGAATGGGTATCTTGATATTTCTTTAGATAAAGCATTTGAAGAAAAAACACAGTTTAATCAAACACGACCAGAAAAACATGGGGTAAGATTCTAATGACAGTTACAGTAGAAGAAGTTTTAGCACAACTTAATCCTAAGTTACGTAAAAGCATAATGTCTGGAGATTCAGTTCCAGCAACAGAATATGCAGCAACACCTAGCACTGGTCTTAATAGGGCTTTAAATGGTGGTTTGCCGTATGGTAGACAAGTTCTTATGTGGGGATCTAAGTCTTCTGCTAAGTCTTCTTTATGCCTTCAGACAGTTGCTTTAGCACAACAAGAAGGCAAGATTTGTGCTTGGATTGATGCTGAAATGTCATATGATAAAGAATGGGCACAAAAACTTGGCGTAGATACATCTAAGTTAATTGTTTCAAAGGCTAGAACAATTAATGAGATGGTTGATGTAGGTGTGCAACTAATGGAGGCTGGAGTTGATTTAATTGTAGTTGACTCAATTACTTCATTATTACCAGCAATATATTTTGAAAAAGATACTGATGAACTAAAACAATTAGAAAATACTAAACAAATTGGTGCAGAATCTCGTGATTTTAGTAATGCGTGGAAGATGATTAATTATGCAAACAATAAGGTTAAGCCAACTTTGTTTATTCTTATTTCACAATCAAGAAATAATATTAATGCAATGTATACCAGCCAACAACCAACTGGTGGTCAGGCAACAAAGTTTTATTCATCAACTGTTGTTAAATTATTTTCATCAGAATCAGATAATCAAGCATTGAAGGGAAAGATACATGTCGGAGACAAACTCATTGAAGAAAAGGTTGGTCGTAAAGTTAGGTGGGAGTTACAGTTTTCAAAAACTTCTCCATCCTTCCAATCTGGTGAGTATGATTTTTATTTTAGAGGTGATGCTCTTGGTGTTGACTCCATCGCTGATTTGGTTGATACAGCAGAAAGTCTGGGGATAGTCAATAGAACTGGTGCTTGGTATCAACTTGACGATGGTACAAAGATTCAGGGTAGAGATACATTTATAAACAGAGTAAGAGAAGATTTAGACTTACAAGATATGATAAAGAATAAAGTTAGTAATGTCTGAAAAGTTTAAAAGTTTTACTGGTAAATTTACATGTCAAAAATGTAATGAAGTTGTAGATGTTTCTAGGCTTTGGTTTGAAACAAAAGACATAACTTGGATGTGCACTAAAAAGCATATATCTAAGGTCAATCTACTTCCTAAAACAAAAAGGGATTATCAAAATGAGTGAGCGTTCTGAGTCTAAAAGGTTAGGTGCTATACAGCATAAAAACTCTGGTAGAAATACTAAAAAGGGAGATGCATCTTGGAATGGTTTTACTGTAGATTTTAAGGAAAGTTCTAAGTCGTTTACTCTCAATGCTGCTGTTTGGGCAAAAGTAGTAACAGATGCAATCAAGAACAATAGTGATCCAGCACTTGTTGTTATTCTTGGAGAAGGAAATAAAAAGATTAGGCTTGCTATAATTGAAGTAGATGTTTTAGAACAATATATGGATGGGGAATAATGGAAAAAACAACACTAGAAATGATTAATGGGTTATCGGAAATATCAGAATATATGGAAGATGAAGATCTTACAACTGCACTTACTATGATTGCTAAACTTATTATTAAACCAGATATTCCAATTCAAGTAGCAACATTAGAAATTGTCAGGCTTCAGGCTATTGCTGCCAAATTATCATTAAGAGCAACTTGGATGGCAAATGTTGATAAAAATAACAGGGCAAAGAAAAATATTTACTATACTGCAGCAGAATCAGTAAACAGTTTAGTATCAGCACTAAAATATATTACCAAATAGTGTATACTTATATAAACAAAGGAATATAATGACTAAAAGTTTACTACAGCAAGTAATGGTTAGACCAGCAAAATCAGAAAATAATATAGATGTGGCTGCAGTTATTCAACAAATACAATCTGGCTATATGGTTGGACAAGATCCAAAACATCAAAAGAAAAAAACATTTGCGCCATCAGGTTTAGTTTATGGACATGGAGAATGTCCTAGATATTGGTATCACGCATTTGATGGTGTTGTTTTTGAAAGCACAAACACTCCATTTTCAATAGCAAATATGTCTAATGGATCTCTTTCTCACGGTAGAATTCAAGATGCACTACTAAAGTCTGGGATTGCTAAAAAGTTTGTAGATGAAGATGGTAAGGACACAACAGAGTTTAAAATTCTTAGCAATGACCCTCCTATTTATGGCTGGGCGGATGGAATGGTTGAGTGGAATAGCGAAGAGTTCGTTATTGAAATTAAAACTGTAAGCAATGAAGGTTTTGAATATATTAAAAAAACAAACAAAGCAAAGACATATCATATTGCACAGTTGTTGATTTATATGAAGATACTGAAGATGTCTAATGGTTTAATGATTTATGAGAATAAAAATAATTATGAGTTGTTTATAGTTCCAATTAGTGTTAATGACCACTATAGAAAATGGATTGATACTACATTTGATTGGATGAAAACCGTAAAGCAAGCATGGCAAGATAGGCAGTTACCACAAAAAAATTATAGATCAAACTCTAAAATTTGCAAAGGATGTCCAATACAAAAGGCATGCGCCCTGTCAGAACCAGGGGTAATTAAAATTGGTTCGCTGGAGCAATTGAGTGAAGCCATGTGAGTGGTGCGAGAATGAATTTTCTCCTGCCGTAAGTTATCAAATTTATTGTAGTCCAGAGTGTCGCACTGAAGCGACAAAAATTAAAATTGCAGAAAAGCAAGTAATTAATAAACGCAAAAAAAGACATGGTAAAGATCGTAAATGTGCAAGAGGATGTGGAACTATCCTTTCGGCATACAACGACTCTAACTATTGTGAAAACTGTTCTGTAGACAATAAAAAGGTTAGTAAAGCATTAAAAGAGTTGAAAGGGTTAATAGACTATGATGACTTCCGTTAGACCAGAAAAATTTGTTGCTATTGATGCAAGCACTAATAGTTTAGCATTTGCCCTTTTTGAGTTTGGCAATTTAAAAATGATTGGAAAGATTAATTTTGAAGGAAAAGATATTTATCAAAAATGCATTGATGCATCAAAAAAAGTGCAATCATTTTTAAAAGATAAGTCATTTATTAATACTGATTCTATAATTATTGAACATACTGTATTTATGAATAGTCCAAAAACTGCAGCAGATCTCGCATTGGTTCAAGGCGCTATTATTGGAGCAGCAGGAGTTTCTGGGGTGCTTAATGTGGCAAAGGTATCACCAATAACTTGGCAAAATTATATTGGAAATAAAGCACTATCTAAAGAAGAAAAACTTGTTATTAGATCAAAAAATCCAGGTAAATCAGATGCGTGGTATAAATCGTATG